AGACTGGCCTTTTTCGAGTAGGGCGAGCCTCACGCTTGTATTGTCCGTCCGTCGTTCTTCTCCGTTGTATTCAGTCATAGAAGTGTGTCCTTAGTTAGCAGTACAGCCGCAATTACTCGCGTCGCTCGTTGTGCAATAGCCAAGATTCCCAGTAGTCCCGATATAGCAGACAGCCGCGTTTGCGTGACTCGTGGCTATTCTCACCGTCCCATTTACCTCTAGCGTGGTGGCGGGTGCCGTGGTGCCGATACCCACATTGCCGGAGTTAATTGTGATTTCGGGCGAGCCGACATTTCCATTGACACTCAACCTCATGCTATTTACGCTATGGGCGTATGCGATACGCCCTATATACCTATCCGCTCCCGTCAAAGAGTCTCCAAAATTTATAATAGACTCATGTGTGGTATCCGGTTCTATAATATTTATTTCTGTCGAATTATTATCCGAACCGTAGACGGTAAATTCTTGCGTTGGATTTACAGTACCTACACCCACACTCCCACCGGTGGGTTGTAATGATATCGGATATGTAGTTGCATTATCATCCTTGTCCCGAACTTGTATCCACCCGCCATAAGGACTACCTGAGTTTGTGCCAAAATCAATAACTGGCGTAGCAGAACCGTGAATCCTAAAAATCCCCTCATGTGTAGCCCCTGATGATAACGGGGTGTTACTGGTCCCGTAAACGTGGAGGGCTACGACGGGATTGGTAAAACCTATACCGACATTCCCGGTAAACGCGGGCGAGGCAAGAGGGGCAGACGTGGACGTATCAACCTTCGCAATCCCAATTTTGGTTATCCAAGACGGGTCGGAGTATGTGCCATTGGTATACACTCCGTTAGTTACTGTCGCCGCGTTTAGGGGATAATTACCTGTAGCGGACGATGGGATTATACCTGTGAGGTTCGCCCCGGAGCCGTAAAACCCGGCATTAGCTGTTATGGACGAACCCGCCCAGATACCATCATTAACCCGTAAAGCATAACTCCCCACACCCGGTCCAAACCCCGCTCCAATATCAATAGGCCATTCAAAACTAAATCCACTGCCGGCAAGCACGCCGGGGCTTATCGCACTGGACGGAATACCCGTAAGGCCGGTGCCCGCACCATAGAATCCGCCATTCGCAGTTACACTACTGAAGAAGAAAGCATCACCACCTCCGACACTGTCATCTCCCATATCCACCGTGTATCCTCGACCTAACCCGTCGCCATAATACAGAGTGTCGTTAAATGATAAGAATTGTGTGTCTACAGCGTAAAATGTATTAGGCTGCGTAAAAACATTGACACCCCCTAAATACGCCGCTGTGGATGCTTTGGCCTCTGCCGCACTAAATCTTGCGACTGTGGTTGACAAGTCTATCAACCCCACAGGCACGGTTGTGGTAGAGGACAGTACGTTCTGTAAACTGCTCATATTGTGCAAATGGGAGTTGTCTGCAACTACAGTGGCATTATACAAGCCAGACACGTCACCACTTAAAGATGTGCCCGTTGATAGACTGTATGCATCCAAGTTGTTGATTCTCAAACTTAAAGCCTGTGTAGACGCGCCCACGGTATTCACTTCGGCAAGTTGCGCCGTGGTTAAGTGCTGGTAATCGTTAACTGCCCCACCATCTATATTGGCTAAGTCATTATGATTTGTAACCAACGTCTGCGAGAACTGCACCACGTAGGCAGATTCTATCTGTGTGAAATTTGTCCCGCCCTGTTTCAAAATTATTTTAGCCGATAGTAATGCATGGCTTGCAAGATAATCCGGTATGGACGCAGGTAATTGCGCGTTTTGCGCCTCGGCTAAATTGTAAGAACCCGACTGGCCGTAAAGGATGTAGATATTTCCTTCCATGCAAACGTATACCCAGTACACTCCATATTTAGCGGATGAAACTGCGGCAGTTGAACCATCATTATCGTACTCTGCCTGTAACTGCTTCTGGTCTACAACTCTTGTCCACCCGCCGACACCGTCGCGGTAATACGCCTTAAACGTGGTTGTGGAAGTTACCCCCGGCAAGACTGTGTTATTGACCGGCGTAATAATATTCAACTGCCCCAGATAGTACGAACCGGCAGTAGACACCAAACCACGGGTCCCAGATTCAGTTACAATACCACCAGACATTCTCTGCAAACCCATCTGTATCAAGCGCTCATGGTTTGTTCTCGGAAAATTAACGACCTTAATACCGCCCGAAATTATATCCGCGTCATTACCAGTGCGCCAGACACGCCCCAACACCCATTGGTCAGTCTGCCTGATAGAATTGCGATTTGTCGCAGTGGAAATTATCGGACTGCCTCCGTTGTATGAAATATAAACCCACGAATCCATACCGTCGGCCAATGTCTGCGAGGGTTTAGCGGAGAAGTTAAACATCCGTGTATCACCGATAGTGCTGTCCTCTGTTTTCATTATGCCACGACCGGAAGCTATCGCAACAGTCCCATCTCCATTATCAGTTATCTCTCCGCCACTGATAAGCCCGCCAGACTGCACAGCGTCCATCCAGTCATGCACCGAGTAGTGGGTAGAGCTACCGAGTATCATATCCCTAATTGCGAAGTCCGAAGCCGTAACCGACGACGTGAAAGTGTTGACCCCGGTGAACGTCTGGTTATTGCCAAGATACGCGGCAGTACTGATGGTTGAGGATATCGCCGCTGTACTTAAGCCCAGAGCATTGTCCCCGGAAATACGATTAGCGGTTTCCAAAGTCAAGGCGATAGCCGTGGAGTTTATCGCCGCGTAGTTTGTACCGGTAGAAATTCCAATATCGTTCTCTCGGATAATCGCTCGGCTTATTTCAGCCGTAAGCGCCGACCCCGTTGACTGTAACTGCGAGTATATCGAAGCGGTAGAAAGCTGGACAGTGGTTTTGTATGACTGCAAATCCGAGTTGATGTTCCCACTGGAAACGGCTAATGCCGCAGTTGACACCCCAATCGCCAACTCCGCATTATAGCGGTTAGTTATTTCCTGATTTAAAGAACTGCGGATAGAAGCTGTCGAGGCACTAAGGTCCAAGTCCATTGACACCAATGACGCTGTTGAGGTTATAACACCGGTTAGAAGTTGCCCCGCGCCGTGGTAATTATTAGCGTACAGGTCTCCATTAACGCTCATTGAACTCGTTGCCATGTCGGCCTGTATAATCGTCCCTATTTTGAGATAATTTGAGGTCGTGTTCACCGGCGCGTCTATGTCGTAGCCAATAATGATGTTGTCAGCCCCCGACGTCGTGCCGTGTCCGGAGTGATACCCTATAAATATGTTATTCGAGGCGGTGTTTAAATATCCCGCAAGATTTCCTATGATAGTGTTATTGTTCCCCGTCTCATTGTAATAACCTGCGTTCGCTCCAATCACCGTGTTAGCAGTTCCCCCTAAATCTTTATGACCCGCTTCCGCGCCAATACTCACATTTGTGTTCCCTGAAACTTTATGCGTCCCAGCGTGATAACCGAGCATCACATTGTTATTCCCCATTGTAGCCGGATCCGCTGTTTCATTTCGTGCCTCTTGCCCGATATTGAGATTGTGCAACGTAGGTGAAAATGAAACTACGGTTGATCCCGAAAGTTGGTAGAACGCTGCGGTAATATTGCTGGACGAATTAATAGCGTAGTCGGTTATCTGTAGTGGGCCAGTAAGGACGGCCCCTGTGCTATAAAGTATATTTGAATAAAGTGCGTTGGCAGTTATGGACGACGGTGAAACAATACCACCATCCTCATTTATTGCAGTGTCAACTGCTGTTGTATTCGCGGCAACACGTAGAGTCATTCCTTTATTCGAGGCAAGTAGGAAACCGAGGGGCCAACATCCCGTCCCGGTACAACCCCAAGTTGTGCTCGAACGATTCACAGTTAAACTTGTTCCATTACCAGATAATGATTTATAAAAGTATAGGTCGTTGTCTCCCATAGTCAAAGTCTGCGTGGCTATATGGTTTCCTAGATTATCGCCAACCCCTGTTAGACTGGTCCCGTCACCATAAAAATTATTGGCGTATATGTCACCCTTGACTGTAACCGAAGAACTCCCGATTGTGCCAATAATAAGGTCTGCGATATTTAGCTCATTTGACACAGAAATAGCAGATGCGTTTAAATCATAACCAATGATGATGTTGTTGGTCCCTGTGGTAACATTGTCACCGGCCTGATAGCCAAGAAATATATTATTTCCGCCTGTAGTGGGATACCCCGATTTATATCCTATAAATGTGGAGTTGGACCCCGTAAGGGACACCCCAGATAATGACCCCAACAGCGTGTTATAACTGCCGGAGGTATAACCGGATTCGTAGCCTATGGTCGCATTATGGTTGCCAGCAGTGTTGCTTGTCCCTGCCAAGGCCCCAACATAGGTACTAGCCTCGCCAGTAGAATTTGCGTGACCAGAACCGTAACCTAAAAAAGTATTTGACCCCTTGGTAGTATTATGTTGTCCAGAGGTTGACCCCATGAATACATTTTGAGGTCCGGTAGTGTTAGAACTCCCCGCATAGTAACCGGCAAAGATGTTATTTGCGCCAGTATTACTGTTGCCAACGTCATACCCTACGCCCACACTACTCAAAGCGAGTGAACTATACAATGCCGTAGACCCCGCTATGTCGTACCGTGACGCGCTTACAACACCAGTAACGGTTACGGATGATGTGTTGGTTAGATTGCCGGTCATGGTGTCGCCGGTTTTAAGGACGTTGAGGGACGCGGCTCCGGTCAGAGGCCCGACAAAGGACACCGCCGTGGCCACTCCCCCTGTCCCTTGGAGGGTAATAGTGGGGACGTAGGGGGCAGACTTATTAGACACAGTCAAGACGCCACCCAGGCGCATAGTCGCGGAAGAGGAGGTCAACCCCAGTTCATAGTAAACTCCCGCCGACGCCTTTTGGGGCGCCAGCGGGAGTAACAGCGATGCCATCAGCAGTAGTACACGCATTTTCAATCCTCCAACTATCTATAGCCGAGACCCCCGACTATGAACGTGGCGGTCGAGGCTATTCCCTGGCACCAAATCCCGATGGCTTTACCAACAGCGATTGACCTCGGGTGTTTGTCCACCTCGAATTGGAACCCGCCCGCGGTCTGCGTGGTCACTGCCGTCGCTGAATATCCACAATTCACAAGTGCAGCATCGAGGATCTGTAACTGAATCTCAGCACGCTTATAGTTATCCCCGAGGGCTGTCGCCAGAGAGGCGTTAAGCGCTGTGTCCACCCGCGTCGGGGATATGGATGACACGGCTACCGCCGAGGGGGTGATAGCTGTGGACGTGACCACTGATCCATTTAACTCATTTGAGTAGGGGAGCAGCAGACTGTAATCCCAGGCGGAAGCGATAGAAACCGCCCCCGCGACCAGAGCAAAAGCCAGACCAAATATCGCTTTTTGCATCTATTTTCTCCTTTAAACTAAATTACTGACAAACAACAGTGAAAGAACTCACGCCCACAAAAGCCCCTGCTCCTGTGCCCGTGGAGATACACACCTTGTCAAGAGTGCAGTCGTTGCAGAAATAAATCTGCCCGGCGGCCGCAGGAGTCAGAGCGACTATCTGGGAAGCGGAACGGGAATAGAGTCCGACCGAACCCGCGCCATTGGCTACAAACTTGGTAGCCGTTATGGAGGTAGGGCCAGTGACCGCCCCGGCGATAGACACAGTGGCCGGAAAAGCCCACGCGCCCGAGGACGCAGTGTTGGTAGACCGGAAGGTGGCCGCCCCGGTTATGAAATTACCATCCACGTCCAGAGTGGAGTCCAGAGTAACCGCACCGGCCACGTTGAGAGTGGCAGGCATGGCCCACGCGCCCGAGGACGCGGTGTTGGTAGACCGGAATCCGGCCGCACCCACCGTGACGTTACCATCAACGTCTAACGTAGAATCCAAGGTGGCGGCGCCAACCACATTAAGAGTGGCAGGCATGGCCCATGCGCCGGAAGCAGCGGTGTTAGTGCTCACGTATCCGGCGGCGCCGAAATAAGAGTTACCAGCGGTCGCCAAAGTTTCCGCTATAGTGGCCAGGCCGGTCACAGTTAGATCATCGCCAACTACCATATCCCCGGTCAGAGTGTAGTCCTCGCCAACCAGTGCCCCTGTGGTCAACACCACCCCGTTCACAGTAAAGGAACTGGCGGTGTTTGACAACTCCACGTTGTCATAACCCGCCGTTTCGAGGTTCACCTGGTGGGTGTACACTTGCCCGATGCTCTTTGCTGATACCAGACTGACCGAGCCAACCGAGAAGACGGCTATAATCGCCGCCATTATTACTAGTTTCTTCATACTATTTTCTCCTTTCTACCGACGATTTTGGCCGTCCAAATTTTCACCTAACCTATCAAAAACCATTTCCCCGCGTCGGGGACCCACTGCTCCAACTGGTCTAAATCAGTTGAATAATACTGGACCCAAACTACGGGGGCGGCGGGTTTCGCACTATATAAACCCTCCAGATATTGTACCACATTCCCAGTAACTTCGGTAGGTTCAGCCTCCGCTGGAGGGGTGAAGGGAAGAGACAGTAGCCCGATGGCATCCTGGACCAGTAACGTCAGTTTGTCAAGCGCATCCTCCACCACTTTCGACGGCATCTTCCCCTCCAAGGGCAGAGTGGAACCCTGAGTGGCTGAGATGGCGCGGGTGATGTAGACTTTGCGCCCTGTGGCTGGCGCAACAGCGAAGATCACAGTCCCAGTTTCATTAGCCGTGTTAAATGTGACGGTATAGTCAATCGTATACGTTTTTTGGGCGTATAGTCCCGAGCCGACAGCCGTCTCCACGTACACCTTGACTTCCGTGGCCAGAAACACTTTAAAAACAAAATCGAAATCGGTCTTCACCCCGTTGCCGAGTTCGGAGACTACAGGATTGGTGGAGGCGACACTCATACCTTTTAATCCTTTCTCCTATAGGGCTTGGACGGCCCCTTTCTCTCGTCGTCGGGCAAGAACTGACGAGGAAGAACCTCTTTCTCTAATCGTCTCATTCCCTTTCTCCCCTCCCCTTTCGCGATAAGTATGGGGAGCATCGTCAGTGCCGCCGAGATCTTAACCACCAGAGTCATAGCGACGGGAACGGTCACATAGAACCCCAAATTTATGCCCTGAAACATGGAAGTTAAATCCCGCAGGATGTAGAACTTAGCGCGCCCGAGTAGGGATTTGTCGTCTTTGTCTACTCCGCCGGCCACCGCCATAGTGGTCCCAACCATGATGCCAAGTTCCATTAGCCTCAGCAATTCCATTTTCTGTTGGGCATTGAGTTTCTCGCTCGCACCCATTCCCGTCAAAGATTTAATCAGGGAACGCGATATTTCCATCGAGGTAGCCGTGACGGGGGCCAGCCACCGTTTAAACTGCGTCAGCATTTTAAAGACGTTCAGATTACCCATAGGGCTATGCATCCCTTCGATGTCCACCCACCGCCCCGCCGCCAGTTTTATCTCTGTGAGGCGCTCGGTAGTCATTTCCCCGGCAGCAAACTCTTCCGGGGTCATACTGCCCAGAATTATATCTTTCATAGTGGACACGCGAGTCTGTTTGGCTATGGTGTACAATAGGGTATTCGCTTTGGCCGTCAAGTCCTGTCCGGGTCTGGTTAAATTCTCCCATGCGCCCTCTCCGATAATCTGTGCATACTTCTTTAAAATTAGTTTCCCCTGCGCGGTCATCTTACGGTATTGTGCCAATGCCACCCCTTTCCCGCCGATAACCATGAACTCACCGGACTTCTCGCCGCCCCACATGGTCCCTTGCAGCAAGAGATTGGGGGCTATCAGCTTCAGAGAAGCGTAGGCGGTGGCCCCACGTATCACGGCGTCGACCGCCTCGCCCTGCGGTATACCCGGAACCGAAGGATTTATCCCCTTCTTGGAATTGAGATAGGTTTTAATGACAGACTGGACGGCCGCGTATACTTTTTGCCCGTCTTCCGACATATCCGCTGACGCCAGAGCCTGCGCGAGAGTGTCCACAGACGGAACGGCGGAGTCCAACGCCTTTTTCCTGGTAAACTGGTGGGCGTAGACGTCGAAGGACCTGGCCAGATTCTTAGAGGGGACAAGTTCCCCTGTCCGAAATTTAGTCTGGGCGAAGGCTTTTCTCATGCCCAACTTCCGGCCGGTCTCTTTGGGCAGAATATCTACGTCCATGTCGTTGGCCTTCCAACTTGTCCACAGGTCTGATAATGCTCCACGGATGCCCCTATCTGGGATCCCTCGCAGGAAGATTTCCAGAGATGGACGAGAGAGATGGGGGAAGTATTTGCCACCAGTGAAACGCGAGGACTCCATATCTTTCCCGGCGGTCAGATAGTCCATCGAACTCTTAAAATAGGACGAATAAAACTCCGCCAATACCAGTTCTTCGTTGGTCAGACCCGCGCCGAGAGCTGCCTTCTCTTCAGGTGTGGGCGCCTCTATGTACGCCAAAACTTCTTCATTGGCAGGGGATAGCCAGTCCGTCACCCGTTCCCAGACGCCCGCGCCGTCTTTAACGTGGCGGGATTTAAGCGCTGCGCGAGCAAGTCTGTGGTGTTCAGTTATCACCGTAGCGAGCTCTATCTGTCCCTGCGCCTGCGCTCCGAGAACTTCTTTGACCATGAAATCGTACAGTGCCCCGCGTTTGGCCAGGCGCACGTCGCCCCGCACAATGTCAAACTGACTAGCTGTCACATTGGTCAATTCCGACAAGGGGACTTTAAGATGTTTGGCAGCCATCTCCAAGACTTCACGGAGAGTGGTAGCCCCTGCCCACCGAGTGTCTTTTAAAGCGAGTATGCGCTTCGGCGTCCAGAACTCGTCCCCCGTCTCGTACCCTTCGAGGATATCCGCGTACTCGACCATCTGATCTTTGGTCATTTTTGCCACGGGGGGAAGCCCGTGGAACCGACGTATATTCGCCTCTTTCTTTAACTCCTTGGCGTCCTGGGTGGCGTGGAGTTCTTGAAGCGCCTGTTTCCGTGCCGCCAACTCCCCCGCCTTTACACGGAGGTCGTCCAGATACTTCTTGAAATCGAGATCAGACATCACACCCAAGTTCCGGTTCTTAGTCAGAGTTTTTATGTCGCGGTCAGATAGGGAGTGCTGTGCCGCTATCTCGTTAATGAACCCTGCGCGTTTGACCACCACGTCCTTCCGCCCCTCCTTAAAAGCTGTTTTAACTATAGACCCCAGAGTGGCGGGCGTCAGTTCCAGTTTCTCGTTGGCCTTGGTGACTTCGGGGGCATTAAGCCCTCTGCGCGCTTCGTCCAGGCGTAGGGACTCTGTCTGGAGAGAACGGAGAGTACTGTCTATGCCCGCGACGGGTTTGCCCGCTTTTTCCAGACGGTCGCGAGTTCGGGTAAGTTCCGCCGTCATGTCTGAGTTATTTTTCATCTCTGATGCTAATTTAGCATCGCGCGCCTTTAGGACGGCAGACTCCACCCTCTGTCTGAGTTTGGACATCGGGGCGCCTGACTCCACCATAGGGACCGTCACCGAGTCCCCACTCTGGAACTCCTCCTCGAATCCCGCCGGGGTTTCCATCTGCGCCCGCATCCCTTCCAGGAGCCCGAGTTCGTGCTGAATCTCCCCGACCCGCGCCTGTTCCACCGGGGTATTCCCTTCCTCGGCCAAAATATCTGACATCTCCATCCGCAACGCCTCGGTTTTAGCAACAACCGCGGCCGCAGCGTCTTCGTGGCCGGCCAGTTCTTTCCCCATTTCGGCATATTGGATATCGGCGTCAGGGGATGCGGGATCGAGTTGGGTGTTTAACTCCCCTAAAACTTTAGCGACTTCGGGCGTTTCGACTACCAATTCCTGTTCCAGAGTGGGGGCTTTGGCCGAGGGTACGGCCAGTGTGGGGGCTTCCGCCGTCTTTGCACCCGCCGTTGGTTTCCCCTCTCCCCCACCCCCTGTAGTTGCCTCAAAAACCATACCGGGGCCTTTAACCAAACCCATACCGACCGCCGCCACCAGCCCCGCCTGTATCGCGGAAGCGTTTATGGCCTTGGAATCCTTCATCAAGTCAGGGCGTTCCCCGATTTTGGCTATCAAATTGTTACCATATTCCTGAATGTACTGCTGGGCAACTTCCACGGAGGTCTCCGCCCCGGTCTCCTTCAGGTAATTCATAAACCAGTGTGTCATCGCTTTCTTAATGGCCGAGTTCCCCAAAACCTTGGCTGCAAAGGCCCTGCGGAATGGGGCGGGAAGTAGTTTGACGTGCATCACTTCAAGTGCGCCGGCGAACATACCCGCCATCGGCGCCACAGTCGCTATACTCTTGTCGTCCAACCCCTTACGTTTCATCTCTAGCGCCATCTGCCCCGCTGTGACCTTGGAGGTGAAATCAAACGCCCCATACTGCCACGCCACCCCGGCGACGGATGATATACCGGCGGGAGTGACGAGGGCTGTCAAACCGGCTGGTCCGCCCAACGCCGCAACGCCCACCGCCCCTGCCGCTACAGTTGGAAGGGCTGATGCCCCCGCACCCAGATTACCCAACTGAGACGGTAGTATCTGCGCGGCGGCCCCCAGAGCCCACTTGGACCCGGCTATAAACTTTGAGTACCGGGTGTCCCCCCAGGCGGTGTCAGGGAAATTCATTAACTGCATTTTAACGAGATCGGGGTCCGTCCGGGCTATGGCCTCGTCATAAGGCATCTGTTTGGTCAGTGCCAGATATCCCGTCATCCCCTCGTGCATACCCGCTCGCGCGCCCTGAAAACTGTTTATGACGTGTTCTGCCATCCCCACATCCCCTTTAGGGAAGGAGAGAGCGACGTCGCGGGGGATATTATACCACGCTCCGTTAATCGTATTTCGTTTCGTTACCGCGTCCAATACGGGCGATATATTCCGGACTGTCGTGATTTTGGTCCGCGTCCCATCGGGGGATATATTGAATATAGTGTGGTACCCATCTTTGTCAGGTGCAGATGCTGAGTAGGTGCCCTCGCTCCTGGCCAAGGGTTTGGTTGTAGAATCCGGACCAGCATCCGGAATTTCGCTTGCCTGACCTGAACTAACAGGTGCAGACAGAGGCACCGGGGCGGGTGCGCGCGTAGTAGGAATGGAGGAAACATCCGGCGGAGGAGCCGGATCATTGGGGAAAGAGCGGAGCATCCCTTCGTCAGTTGGCATTTAGCGTAATTCCTCGGGCATGGGTATTTTCATTGTGCGGTAATATGCTCTGCGCGCCATTTTGGCGTTGTCCGCCCCCGTGGGCAACGACCCCTTCGTCTCCTGATAGTCGTTCATCTGTTGTATGTAGTCCGTCATTATGTCTGAGAGAACCAGTTCCGATACCCCTTTCCCATTAGTATCCGCCTCAATTTCCTGTTGTAACACGAGACTCCCATCCTGTTTCGTGGTGCGGAGACCCGTCCACGCCTGTCTCCACAAAGGAACGTCCTTCAAGGCCGCGAGGCCCTTACCCCGGTCTAACCCCAACTCCTGTCGCAGTGTGGTCGCCCGCGCGGGACTTATGCGCCTGTCCCTGTCCAGGTTAATGACCATCTGGTCAAGTTTCATCAGATCTTCGATATTTGGAGAATCTGAAGCGTACACCTTATCGCGCGCTATCCAAAATTCTGCCGGTACAGAGTCGTCACCCACATAATCCGGATCCGTTATGCGCCTCTGCCATTGTGCCGCAGCCTCTATGCTTTTCTCATAGGTGTCCAGTACCTTATTGGCACGCGCTTTGGCCTCGATACTCATGTTCAAATCATCCACCAGTTTCTGTCTATCCAGGGCCAGAGATTTTTTAGCATCGAAAATTACAGACGCGGTCGCCTTCCCGCCATTAGCGAGATTGACCAGCGTACTCCCCTTCTCCCCGGCATTAAGGAGAGTACCCACCAAGATTTCGTTGTCACGTTTGGCCATATCCGGGTATGTGGCATCACGTGCGGCCTTCAGAGCCGCGGGTTTTAAATATTGATTAAAGAATTCGGGATTACTGTCGATCAGACTGCGGGCGGTAATAGGTTCTTTTTCTGAGAATCTGCCGAGCATACTCGCCGTCATCTCGGTCTGTACCCTGAATCTTTCGCCGGACGCCACCGCTGCACCAAATTTGGCCTCGAAATCGGGGTCGGCATCCACGGCAGTGAAAGCGTTTTTCAAATCCTTTATGGATGTGTACTCCGCCGCGTCATTCACCCACTTGTACTCTTTTCTCGCTATATTCCCTTTCACCCGTTGGGTATCGCGTGCGGACCCCCACGCCTGCAATCTCCCCAGACCCGATGATATAGCGGACTCCGCGTCCTTGGTGGCTATGAGTGCCACACGCTCATTGGGCGCCTGTTTCTTCAGCACCTCGACCTCGGGGCGTACAGCCTCTAGGTAGGCGTCCATAGCGGCCTTCGGGTTGTCCGGGTATGTGTCTTTTAACCCCTCGGAGATATCGAATACCCGCTGTTGCACCTGAAGCCCCAGAACCCCGGCGTCACTTGCATCCACTATGCCCTGTTTAACCCTCAGGGCTTCTGCCTGCCGTTTCCTCTCCCGCAATTCTTGCACCGTTGCCGCATCCATCAGAGACCCAGACACCCCTCCGAGGGACCCAGCCATATTGGCCAGAGAGTTATCCGTCGTCGTGTTTACCACTCCGGATTCCCGATTCCCCTGTTCAATCCTGGGTATTTTAGCCATATCTTATTTAAAACTCCCATTGTCAAATCCGGTTCCGTTGCCAAAATTATCTGCCTGCGCTTTTGTGTCCTTGGCGGATGCCCCTCCTAATTTCGCGTACTGAGAAACATAAACAGACGCGGCTTTAGAAAACCCACCAACCAACGCCGCGCGCCCCTGCCCTTCAAGTGCCGACGCCTTACTCCTTATCTCCCGCATCTTCGCGGCGGTTGACGCCCGCATCGCACTTATATTCTCCCCTGTCACCCGGACAGTTTCGTCAAGGATGTCCAAGGGGGAACCTTCGAGCGCGACGCCCGATTTCATATACGCCATCGCCTGCTTGGTCTTGAACTCTTTGGCGTTTTCAGCGTAACGCACGATGTCCGCTTCACTTTCTGCCTGTACGAGTTGCGCCTGCGATCGCAGAGAATCCGCCTGCGCCGATGCGGCATTGAATCCGAAAATCCCTTCGAGAACACTGAAGCCCGCGGTTGTCCCCGTTAAAATTGATGTTATGCTCATGTCATCCCCCACATTACCATGTCCTCACCATCCAATCCGTATTTTTTTAATGTCCCTTCGCGTTCAAATCCTAACCACGTTATCCACCGTTCATGAAATTTATCATCTGTGGTTACGGCCTGTACCCGCCTGTATCTCGCTTTTAAGGCGCGCATTTCATCCCAAACCGTCTTTGCGAAAGCGACGGGGTGGTGTTTCTGGTCTTCCGACGCCAGAATGAATACCTCACAAACCCCCGGAAGCGTAGGGGTAAAGCCCAATACCCCCAGGACTACGCCGTCCCCTGTCACCAACGTTTTGCTCCCTAAACTTTTTAAGGCATCAGCAAACCCGGCGACCTTTATTTTCTCTCTCGCGTCTGCTTTTACAGTCATGCACTCCAGGTGTTCGGGGGCAAAAGGGATAAGGCGAGAAGTCATTATTGCTCGTTCTCCCCGGTGTCAAATTGGATATCCACGAACTGCACGGTGCAAGGTAACGGAAGCCGCTGGGTTACAACCACCATTTTTTCGTTGGCGGAATCTTGGGAACTCCAGGCGTCACTATACGGAAGTTTGCGGATTCCGGAGAAGACGGGTATAGGGCGATCCATCGACATGGTATTATCACGATGAACCACTTGCTCAGTGTCATAAAGATTCGTTCCATATTCGCACCCCAGGGAGTTTAAGAACCGTATCCCGAGTTCACAGATATTACGGGGTTTGGTCTGCGCCGGCCCGGTTCTTCCTCCCAACTCCAAATTCTGCGTCTGGAGAAGACCCTCATAGGGGAGGCCGACATGGACCACGGCGGCAAAAACGGGGTCGTTATCTGAATCCACCAACGTAATCGCGGAGTTCGTAACCGTGACCACTTCGTACTCACTCGGGTCTTTGCCATCAGCGTGGACGGCGCCGTCTATCACGACCGCGACCTTCTCGCCTTCGAGATGGGAGAGGCCGGAAACGCCGTCAACCGCAAAATACCAATCGCCGGCCGGTATCGCCGTTACGACGTTAAACGCCTCGGTGATTGTGCAAACCGCAACAGTGGTGTTGGTGACAGCCGTAATGGTTGCCCGCCCCGCACCCACACCCGTTACGGGATCGGGTTTTCTCCACAACTGATGTCCAACGTCTGTGACCAGAAATACTCCGGCAGAGGCCGTGAAATTAACCGCGGTAGCCCCCAGAGTAACCGCCGTCGCGCCCGGAGTTAAAGTGGCAGAAACCGCGTCCCCTCTATCAGACCCGTCATAAGAAGCGGAGGCATCCATGTGGATGTACTGTTCCTGGTGACGGTATACTGCCGCGCGGTATTTATCTCTGTCCGCCACCCTGTTATCTTCCCCGGTATAGAAATCTTCGACATCGGGGAAAAGCACGTCGTCAGTCATCACCTCTACGGAGCGACGAGTATCCCCATTTACGGTACGCTCGGTCACAACATAGAGTTGGTCGTCTGCGTCTGGTCGGGGGAGAACGGCAATATCAATTACCTTGGCATCCGTTCCCCCAATTTTGTGCCGGTGCCATCCCGCCACCCGTTCTATGCCCTGGACGGTCATCCCACACAGAATCCCATCATCCCGTGTCACCCACAGGGCATCAGGCTTAGCAGTCTGAAGAACGACACGCCGAAGGGGGGAACCCCCTATCTGGTCGGCGTTCAGGCACATATCAGCCGTCGTTAAGTCATCAACATCAGCGGAATACTGGATACCCCGGAGAGTTCCACCGCCGCGTTGTATGAAGAAAGCAAGCGAACCGCCCAATGCCGGCGCGACGGGAGCGCAACCGTAGGCGTCTATCTGTTTCACATTAATGGACGACGGAGTTATGGGCTCATCCACACCGCTGCCGGACACCCGGAAGACACCACCGAAAGTGCCGATAAGTAGATGCTTGGTAGTGCCCCCCGCCCAGGCAATATAGTCCACCGTCCCATTAACGGGAGCCAGAGAGAAGAAACAGGCATTGTCGGCCGCCGTCCCACCGGTAAAGGTTTCAAAACGCGAAAGTCCCGATGTCGTGACTGGGGCCATCGAAAGAAATAGAGTGCGGGGACGGATATTGGTTCCCGCGTGGACCAGACGACCCTCATAAAAAGCTGGAGCTATCGGAAAATCTGCTGCCGCAGGGGGAGTGGCTGTCCCGCCAGTGATAGTCCAAGACCCATCGGACGACAGTATTAACTCCCCCGTAGTGGTACTTCTAAGATTCTGATAACCCGGCGCCGGACTAGCCTCGATAGTGACCGCCAGTCCATTTATTTCACTATCCTCTTCACACCCGGCGAGCGTGTAGGAAACCCCTGCGACGGCCACATCACCCGCGCCTAACACAACACCTTTAACCGTCAGTCCCGACTGGTGTATGGATATCGAAGACACCACAGTGAGGGTCAGGGGTGTGGTAGCCGGAAAAGGATCGTTTGTCCGGGTATATGTCGCCAAAGTAAACAACCCACCTGAATCTACCGTGAGTTTCCGGGGTAGATGCCGATAATTGTCCAGGTACATCGCGTCAATCGTCTGCGCGAAGAAAATGTCGTCCAATTCCCCGGCCAGATACGGAGACGCGATTTCGTAGATCTCCACCAGTGCTCCGCCCGACGACCATGCGTCCAGAGTCGTAGAAACGATATCAGAGCCATCGAGGGGATCGGTGAGTCTGAACGTGAGCGCCGCGCCGCCGGCCAACCGCACTTGACGCCCGTTTAACCACGTCGAACCCACCATCCCCGTGATTATAACGTCATCGCCGTCTGCTAAACCTGCCACCGTTGTCAAATGCACTACCGTGGTCGTCCCCAGGTCTACCCCTGTCACCGTGGTTCGCGCCACTGTTACCAATGCCCCATCCCTATATACACGCATTTTCCCCGGCGTAAATTCCAACATATACGCCTGTGCGTCGTTGTACTGGAAAGGGATCATCCGAGCGACAGCGGAAGAACGGGTCTCGGCAATATGTTTAAATCCGGGACGGAACCGCGCGGGTCCCGACACTTCAACGAGGAAATTCAAGAGTTTACGACAGGACGATGTGTAGGATGCAATATCAAAACGTCCCCGCGACTTAGGGGACGTTTCTCCGCCCGCGAAATTAACGAGGGACGCATTAGGCATAGTGGGTGTTGTCCCCCCGCCTTATACCGCCGTTGCGGGCAGAACGAAACTTGCTTCGCTGTATCCGGCGCGGAGGTTTCTCCTGCCCGGCCACGGCGGCAGCCGACAACTCTGCATCCTGTAGTTCCGTCCGTATGGCCCCGATTAAACTGTTCTTCAGCGCGAACTTATACGCCATGTCCGCCGCTAACTGCAAAACCAGCACATCCACAAAAAGAGGGTCCCACTTGCTTATGATGTCAGAAGCATCATAGACGTAGGCTATCTTCAGCCCATTCGCGGTATTGGCGGTAATGTATGCCGCATACGCGGCGTCGTAGGCGATAGTCGCAGCCGCTGCTGTCCCGCCGGCGGCATAAACAACCTGGGCAGCGGCATAAGCAGCGGCGTATGCCAACGCGGGGTCGTATGTCTCGTCCGCCGAATCAGTATAGATGTACCCCTCGCTCAATTCATAAAGTTCTGACTGAATGTCAGCATTTACTACCGACGAGTCCCCCAAAGATAGGAGGCGCACAAAATCGTTGGGGACAGCGTATGCGGATATGAAGCCGAATGCCGGAAATTTAGTCGTGCTGGCAGTAAGAGTGGCGAGTTTTCGGGAAAAATTGAATACGTATTTGCGGAAAACTTTAAGACGGGTGCGGTCCCAATGGCGCGCGCAAATGGTTTCTACTTCTGTGGTGGGGGATGTTATGGACGAAATCTCCCTCTGGCCAAGACGGTCAAGAGCGAGATTTAAAACGCCGACGGGTGTGGTAACTATCGCCATACCGGGTGATCTCCTTCTGCTATGCGGTAACTCCTCCGCCTCTATATTGTAGCACAGAGACGGAGGAGATTACAACCAGCCGTAGGGAAAGTTATCCCTGTATGAATAGGCCCTTCAACGACACGGTGGATATCGCACCGGGATCGGACTTGGCGGTGACCACCAGGTCGAACGCGGCCGGGTGGCTGGCCTGCGTGTAGGTGCCGGCGAGTTTCACGGCAGCTATGTTCCACAGCGGTTTGCCGATGTCATCTATGGGGAGCGAGGCAAGGGCGTTCGCCGCGAGATCGGCGGAATCCAGCGCATCGCCGTTGGTCACAAGACCGGACGCGAAGCAGTCAGCGTCTACGACTGCGCCGCCCGCGCCGGGGAGGTACAGACCCACATCCATCGTGGTGACATCAAGGGCATCATCCGCCATTAACGTTAGGGAATAGGGTATCAGATTCGACGGAAGACATGCCACCCGGTAGAGCGATTCGTCGCTGTCCGCGATCGCTATCTCAAAGGTGCAGGCGAGAGCGAATACCTGCCCCGGGGTGATATTCGCCGCGACATCTTTCTTGCCCGCGGCCACCAGCGTGTTAACGTAAGCATCTATTACTGCCATAGTGTTTCTCCTTTACTGTCTGTCCCCCTAATCGGGGTTGTTGCTTTTTACCCCCGCCACCCTGTCCGGTTCAAGGGATGGACGACGGGGGATAGCCACTACCATACCGATTAGGTCGTGGTGGTCACTTTCTGTATGAGGACACCTTCGGTCCTGACGGCGCCGAGCTCGAATATGATCTCGACCTGAGTCGTCTCATGGAGGTCGGTGCGGTTCTCAATGGAGATGGCCATCTCTTTGCTCATTCCGACGCACATCGCACCCTGGGCCATCGCGAAGCTGGACCTCACGGTCGAAGCGACGCTGAGGAGGGGATTGGTCACTGAACCCGCGAACAGGATAAGACCGATGCCGTTGGCCATCGTGATTGCCCCCTTGTCCACGACGTACTGCCGGGAGAAGTCTCCGTTGGTCAGTTCGTTCTCTTTCATCAGGGCGGTGTGTTCATCGCCGGTGATACCCATAACTTTGGTCACGGGGACTTCGTTACCCACTTCGTGGTCAATGAAGTTCTGATTGATCTCCAGCAACTTTTCGTAGGTCAGACCGGAGGTCGCAGTCACGGTGCTAACGCCGTCCGCTGCGTAGGCCACGGTCGTGCCGAAGTCTCTGCCGGTGTAAACGTCGGCAAACATGGCTTCGATTACGATTCGGTCGAACACGCGCTCCATAGCGCGGGCACAGGCCATCGCATATTCACTCTGGGGGGACAGGAGCATACCGCGGACATCGGAGGCGTCAATCGGCAACGTCAGCGCGAAGCGTCGACGACTGATCTTCCTTCTGTTGTGGGATATGTCCGAGAACACTACAGGTTGATAGCGTCCATGAAGTTCGGTAGCCTCAACTGAACCGAGACCATCGTAAGCAAATACATCGCCTTTCATCTGCTTGATGGTGACGTGGGGGCGCAGGCGAGCTTTGCTCTGCTGAGCAGCTACGTGCACCTGGTCAGAAAACTGTATAATCATCGCATCATCAATCGTGCCGTCGGCCATAACATTTTTCTCCTGTGGCCTCTGCTATCCGCAGAAAGGGCCATTCACTCCTCGGGGCAAAAAAATACTGCACCGCAATAACATTTAAGTTTTGCGAGTGCAGTATCCGTCTTAACGCCAACGGGTGCTCCCTCTCTGTTACGAAGAGACACGAATGGGTTTGACCATCATCCAGCGGGGGTACATTTCTGTCCGTATCCGCGCTTCACTTCACTCCACTTCAAATCACTTAAAGTATAACACAACAACTAAACGGTGTCAAGTACTTTCTTCGCGCCTATTTTTTCCGCGCCTTTCCTATCGCGGCGTAGATGTCATTTACGCGCTTCTGCGTAGCAACATGATCCTTATGCGTAAAGTCCTTCCACGCGGGAGACATTTGAAGAGTTTTAGCCTCTTCACGCAGAGTGTTCTCGTCAGTCGGCGCTCCGCCGTTGCCCGCGCCGTCCAGATTGTCCTCTTTCATAAACTTGGCGCGCACCGCTTCCATCACGGCGGAAAGAACCACAAGACTCTCATTCGGGAGCTTGACCAGATAGGGCTTCAGGGTGTCCGGAGTCAGCGTGGCCAGGAGAGTCCGACTGCGCTCCAGCACCTTGGCGTTCTCAGCGCCGAATGCTTTATTTGTCATTTCGACGAACTCTGCGTCCTGTTTCTTCGCCGCCTCAATCGCGGGTGCATTCTGTTTGGCGGCAAACTCCTCGAACTTGGCTGAGAGTTTCGCAGCCTGGGACTTGGAGAGACCGGCTTCGTGGAATATACCCTTTATCGCTTTGAGAGATTCGGGGTCCGGCGCGGTCTGCCCTTCCTTGGCCGCGGGGAACTCGTAGTCCTCAAACTTCGCGGGGCGCAGGGACGAGTAGAACTTCTCCACCTCTTCGGGGGTGGCATTGGCATCGGGGATGCCCGTCTTTTTCCCTATGAGGGTCTGGGCTCCATCCAGCTTTTTAAAAAGGGCCTTGTAGGAGTCGGGTCCCACGGGAAGAGCTTTCAGATCGGAAAGATATGTCCGGTCCCTGAACTCCTCGGGAATGATGGTGTCAAACGTCGCCGGGGGCGCGTTCTTATTCTTTTCGGCTTCTGCGGCCGCGATTTCTTCGGGGGTGGGCATGATTATTTTTTCTCCTCTGTGTATTCTATTTCGCGCAACAGTTCCGCCGGCGCGAGGCCCCGCAGTTCGATGTAAACTGCACGGCGGGATTCGTTAAACGTGGTGGCCACGGTGTCAACCTCTCCGGTCTTTATGTTTATGACTATGGACGAAAGGGAAAAACCGCAGGTGTTATGGAGATGGCGGAACAGTTTTCTACCGCTGTCTGTCATCAACACATTTTCAACCACCTTCTTCATTTCCCCTTTCTGCGCCTCTACCTTCTTCAAATACTCCTGTCGCTGCGCCTCGTGCCTCTGGTCTTCTCCTGCCATATTATTTTTTCTCCTCTGCTCTATTTGCCTGGCTGCGCAGTACTCTGTCCGAACGACTGCGCCGCCGAACCTGCGTTCCTGGCCACCTCTGACATCTGCCTCATATTCTCGGTCTTTGCTGCGACGGCCTGCGCTTCCATTCTCCCCTTCCTTATCGCCTTGATCTCAGTGTCTACCCTCTGAATCGTAGCGGGAGCGCCTGAATAGTTTATGACATTTTTGGCCATATCGTCAAAGTCCACGTTATCCAAAATGTCCTCGGCGCCGGGGATAATGGCCATTTTCTGGAAGAACTCCGCCGCCGTAAATATACCCTGCAACTTCTCGGACTGCATGAAACGCTTGGCCGGAGAAATATATTCCACTTCGTAAACGTCGAGTCCCGCTTCCACCGCCGCAATCACAGCAGCTGGGACGACCATAACCGGCTTACCCAATATCCTCGCCCAGGCTTTACGGAGGGTAGCTGCCAACCCCTGTTCCTTTACACCTAGGAGTCCCCTCTTATAGAGAATGGAGAACGTCCTTTCTATGGTGGGAGTGTAGACCTCGGCGATTCTGCGGGCAAACATGGAACCCAAAGAACCACCACGCATTCTGTCCCTCACACTGGTTTCGTATGCCGTCATCTGCGTCTCATTATTCAAATCCAAGAGACGGTCAAGAGCAAACGCCTGGGTAACATTCTGTTTGAAGGACTCCACCAATTTCTCGGCACTCTGCATTTCACCCACGGTGAACATGGCCTCTACCGGCCGTTGCCCCGTTTGGCGGCCCGAACTGTTGAAAACATTGAGTCCGCCGGCAGAGGTGTCTATCGTCCCCCCACCCAAACGTCCGTCATCCAAGACCATCAACGGAGGATCGAGTTGCTTCTCCGTGGCGACGATTATTGACTCTTTAAGGGCGTTAAGCGAATTGCAGTCAGCCAACGCCATCATGGCAGGGGAGCGTCCGTACTCTTCCCCTAGGGTCTTTATCATGCGCCCAACTGCTACGGGGAACTCGGCGTATCCGCTTTCCCTCATTATGATCTTGTTGGCTATGTCAATATGCAAAGTGCGGACGGGCATACTCAGCACACCGCCCTCAGCCCGATCAGCCAACTTACGGGGCTCCAATATCTTTAAAACGTCAATCTTGTCCTCGTACTTTCCTGCTTTAAATTGTTCAATGACCTGCGAGGACACACTGTCTTCGCCATAATCCTCGACCACCTGACGCACTGTTTTTTGGTCGGTGTAATAAATCATGTCCACGAATCCCTGAGAGTTCTCAGATATATTCATGCCCTTCACATTCCATGCCTCATAAACCACGGGGAGAGAGTCGTCATCCCCTTCGAGAGTGGCGATACCCGCAGTCCCGAATACCTGGTGGTCTATCTCGGTTTCCTGCAAAGCCATGAGGAGGCCAGCGCGCGGAACGTCCATAAAACGCTGCATCTGATACGTGCAAAATCTGAAATACTCTTCAACTCCCGGCTGCCCGCGCAGTTCATAGACAGGGCGAATCACAAAGGTGCGGGACGAGTCCGGCCAGAGCATGGACATGAAAACAGATGCGGCTTGCATAGCACAGAGTTCGCCCGTGTTGTCAAAAACGGTCTCATTTAAAAAAGCTCCGGGGGAGATGGTGGAAGTGAACGACGCTTTGCGGTTAAGGAACGCCTCGGCCAATGTCTGAAAGTGGGAGTTCCACGGATCCTTCCGCGCCTTCATCTGGTTGTTACGGGCAAGATACTTCTCGACACGGTTGTCCACTTTAATAACTGCCGGCAAATTGGCCATAAGAGAAATCTCCTGCAAAAAGTACGGGACCCCGCAAAAGTCGCCAGAGGTTGTAACGTCTTTGCGGGGCAGGGCACCACAAGGTGACACCCCTTCCCATTAAATAAAAAAAATCTCAGTTCCCGAAGAGCACCCCTCTCCCTATGTTGTCCTCGCGTACCAGATTATTGTTGAACCCCGTCGCGTTATATGAAGACGGGCGCGAGGAGAACGCTGACGCTATGGCAGACCCAAACCCAGCCCTCGAACCCGCGGATTCAGCCTTCTTCGCTTCGGTGGCCTTCGCGGCGGCTTCGTCGGTTAACTGCTGTTCTCGCGCCTTAGCGGCATTTCTGGCGGCGTCCTTTTCGTTATTAGCGCGACGCGCCTGGTCCTGCGCAGAAACACCGCCTACTACGGCGGTGGCGGCTGTAACAGCTAGTAAAATCGTTTCTACACCCATATAATTATAACCTCTTCCTTCTTGACACTAAAGGACTTTTACCCGCGTCCTTCTTCCTCCACCCCCCATCGTCATTCCCTTTTCCCCCGACAGCGCCAGAGGAAGAACGGCGCACCGGGTATGCGAAAGTGAGAACAGTTGCGTCAAGAATGTCAGTTGACTTCCCATTGTGCAACTTCTTGATGTCCTTCTTAGCGACTATAAATCTTAACCCATTGGAGGTGGTATTGTCAAGCGGAATCACGGCCAGGTCGGAATGGAACTCGTCGCTATCTGGGATTCTGACGTCCCCTTTGTTAACCCAATCAGCGAATTCAATTATCATTTCGGAGCGCTTATTCAGGTACACATCGTTACGCATCGCCCCTTCGCCGAACGAGACAGCCTGGACCTTGCGCCGATACCCAAGTTCGTGCATCCTGTCAATCGTGCCATGACCATAGCCCACGTCCACAAAGCACATATCAACACCTCTGGCGTTTATCTCGCGGATACAGATGCCTGCTACAGCCATGTCCATATTGGGCTGTTTTTGGACGGTGATAAAATCTGTAAAGTGCCGCCCGCGACGGAAAGCGATAATAGTCCTATCACCGTCAGGTCCATTACCGGCGGAGTCAACGCCCATCACCAGAGGAGCGTTCTCGTCGGTCAATGTTATATTCTTACGGGCGGCAGTAATTGCACCGCCATTGAATAGCCCCGCACCCGATGCCTGAAACGCCTCTATGGGATTGGCAGGGTACACCTGGCGGAACTTACGAACACCCTTCTCCCAATCCCCCTCGCCGGCAAATTCTATTATCTTATTACGGCGCCAGAGGATCTTGGATACTGCCACCATCCGATTGTATCCCTTTAAATTCTCTTTAATATAGATTTCCTCTTCGTCAGTCAACGTGGCGGTCTCTACCGCGTAACCCGAAAGGTCGGAGGCCGCATATTCGTCCATCCACCACCACGGGATAAACACCAATATGTAATTCCCGCGCCCGTGCAGTGCGTTCTGGCACATATTATAAAACAGCCCAACCGGGCCGTTGGCGGTGGACTCTAAAACGATTTCCGTCCCCGGAAGATCGGGGATCGTCTGCATGGCCCCGTCTTGGATCATTTCGGCGTTGTCGGTATACGCCGCTTCTGACCAATGGAAACGCTGGTTTGTCCCGGAGCGCCCCACATCCTCATTCCCGGCGGTCCCCACTGTGAACTTCCCTTCCAACTCTGAGAACTTCATCTGGGTGCGGTTGGCAGCCCCGAGAACGGGCTGAAGGCGAGGGTCCATGTGCTTATGGTAGCGGTCTATCATTGAGAAGAGATGCCCGGTCGCTTCGCCTTGATGCGAGATAAGAAGTGCGGATATGCCAGTACTGCGCGTTACGCCCTGAAAATTTCGTGCGGTCATGTACAGGGAGCACCCTTCCTGCCGCCCTTTTAGGATCAGTGCTCTGACCATCCCCGTGCGCCTCTTCTGCTCTTCCAGGCAGGAATGGAGATAGCGTTGCGCCTGATTCATTTTGAACGGCACGAGTCTGCCCTTTTTATCCAAAACCATGAGAGGGGCCTCGGCCATAAAATATGGGAGGTCGTCGTTCAACTTGTCATGGATTGATTGGAGGTCGGGGGGTAGCGGGGACATGGGGGTTAGACGAGTCCGTCCATAGGATCGGAGAAAGGATTATCGGGTGTCCTACGGGCCACCTCGACCAAAACATCAACGGCTTCGGCCCTGGCGGCCTTCTCCTTCAGAACATCGGCATAGGTCATGGTCATGCTCTTGGATTCAAGGGACTGCTTGGGCCGGCCCAGCACTCTGTCCAAAAGTGTCTCTGTGGCCTGCATACTGCCCGCAGCGGCGGCGCGCGCTAGCTTGACAATCATAACCTCAGCATTACTCATACCGAGGAACTCCTCCGTCTCGGTGAGAGAAAGAGGGTCCGGCTTATATGGGAGAGACAGTGCTGTTATGGCCAAGTCCTCAATGGACTGCTTATTTAAGAGAGGCACATTAGCCGGACGCGGAACTCCGTCGACCCCAAAAACAATCATCCTCCGTAATGGCAGAACGGAGGCAGAAACCACACCTTCATTATCTTTTGTAATTATTTGTGAAGGGATTTCTTGTCCATCTTCCATTATGGAGGATGATTGTTCGTTCTCCATGTTACTGTACTTTATTCAGTTCTTCAAGGGCGCGGTCTTCCTTGACGGAGGCGACGCGCTTCTCCTCACGGACGGTGAAGTCCTTGGGGTTAAGGATGAAGTCCACCACCGCCGCGCGAAGATTCTTAACATCGCCGGCATAGGTGGGGAGGTCCACGGGGACTTTATGGGATTTGACGTAGGAGATAAGTTGCTCCTCGGTCATATACGCCACGTTATCTGAAGGTGGCTCGTTGGCGGATAATGGTTTCACGTCTACGATCTCGTGAGTAAGATACGTGACGTAACCCGGATACTTGAGAGTGAGCATTTTATCAAGAAGCTTGTTCTTGATGACTGACAAGGCCCCTTCGAGGGAAGGGAGGTTGCAGGTAAGGACGTAGGGCCTCTTCACCTTACGTCCGGGGGTGTCGGCGGATGCAGTTGAGAACATCCCTTCAACCGTGACGGCGTATCCTTTAAGGCGGTTGTCCCCCACTGTGGCTTCAGCCCTCGCACGTGCTTTCTGGGTAGCGGTCTCTTTGGTGGGGGCTCTAACCACCAGGGGGTCTATTTTGGCAGAAGCAGAAGCGGCGGCAAGTTCTTCGCCCTCTTTAGGGGTGGCCGCTACGCCGTTGAGTTCCGCCAGTAAGTCGTCGGCTTCGTATATCATTTCCTCTGTCCTCCTCTATAAATACTGTGGGATTAAGTATAACATGGTTGGGCGACACGTGTCAAGGAAAAAATGGCGGGAAATTTTTTGGGAAATTTTTTTTAATCCAAAGGACCGATACGCGATGTGGGTTTAAAGGTACTTTCTCTCCATCACCCCTACGCCTAATTTTGGGTGTATACCCCTCGCGAAAGGGGGGAGGGGGGCAGGCATAGCCCAAGCGTGGCGCATAGCCCAAGCGTGGCGCATAGCACGCACGCTGCAATGCGCCCAGGATCGCGCCACACTCTATATAGGCATCTATATTAGTGAATAGAGGTCAAGGGGGCGGCGGGCGCTGCATCCCCTATCTGTTACACGAACTGTTACACGCCCTCTGTTACACACTATCGCGCCGCATTTTGCGCTTGTAACAGTGTAACAATTAAATCTCGAGACTCTGGCGTATACGTGGCGTATGGGGCCACGGGGCGTATACAGGGTGTACATAGGGTATATAAT